GGGAATGTTAGAACATCGCCGATCAATACTTGATTAAAAGAACCAGGTAGCAGTTCGCCAGGTTGGACCTGTTTGTCAAAACCAACTCGAACACCAACTTCGCCGGTTTCGATACGAGTGCAGCCAGTAGCAAGAACTGCGGCAGCAAGAATAGAGAGAGTGAAAGCACGTTTCATTTGTGTGTGTCCTTAAAAAATAACTACGATAAACATCATTACCACTATCGCTAGCAGTGAAACTATTATACTATAACTTACGGTCTTTGTCAATGACCAACGTTCTTTTCCTGTCATTGATCTCCAACCTGTGATGCCAAAATGGATCAATGCTGCCAAAATAGCAAATGCCAAAATAACTCTAATCATATTATCTCCTATTAAGTTCAGCCCAAACTAAAAACTGTTTAAAAGCATTATACACGGTTTTTGCTTCGTTGTCATCCGCAGGAACTTTAACTCCTCGAACATAGAATCCGTCTTCAGCAACTCTGAGCATCTCGGAACCTCCGGCCCAACAACTAATATTATTTTGAGCAACTTCCGATACGCTGATAGTAGTGTTTTCTATGTTGTATTGAGGTGCGTCTCGCCAATCAAAAGTCGCCATTTGATAATCCCATAAAAATCATTTCACGTTCTGTCATATAGGCCACAGGCTTCAACCAACCGTTGTTGATGCATTCCTGCAAGACCAATTTGTATTCGATGGGGCATCCTGACGAGATTTCAAATCCCGCCCTGGGTGCTACCATATATCCGTCACAGATATCAAATCTGGGATCGTCTTGTTTGATAGTGCGTATCTGACTGTTACGAGCTGTGATGTTCATTTTCTTTTACCAGTTCACACATTAACATAAAATGATCGTAGGCTTTGCGAACACTTTCATGTTGCATGAGTTTATCTGCTTCAGTCTGCATGGCTTTGATGCCTGCTTCGGCACAGTCGTGTATGCTCAACCCTTGCAGGGTTGTGATTTCATCCCCAAACGCTTTGGACAGAGCTTCCCATGCAGACTTCTGTTCTGGCGTCAACGGTGTTCGTTGCGGACGCAGTTCCGAAGCTTTAGAGATAGCACGACAGATAGCATCTTCGGCATATCTACCTGCGGCTATCATTGGAGCCAGGGCCGGATCAATCCTGAAGCGACGACTAACACCGCCAGGGTAACACATAACGAGATGGTTACCTTTAGGAAAAGCATCCAGGAACTCGCTATCATATTCTGAAACTGGGACATATCTACGTCCTACCTTTTCGTAATAGATTTTTTTCATACTTCAATTATCTTGTTAGGATTCCAACCGGTGTCCTCATAACCATCATAGCCACGAGGATTACAGACCACACGACACTCTCCGATCTGATAGTCGAATGGATGATGTGTATGCCCGTGTGTCCACAATTTGATCTGTGGATTGTCCAACATGATCTCAGTGAGGTCACTGTGATAAGCACCGTTCATGATTTTATCATGAGCATACATAGGATGGATACTCTGTAAACTCGGACTGTGATGACCGACTACTACACAACGCTTGTCTTTGTTTTCACTGACAACTAGTTTGATGTATTCTACAGTGAGCTTATGACGCTCCACAGTATCCGCAGGCTTTAACTTGCGATAGCCAGCATAGTCGTTGACAGTGGCACGATAGTCGTTCATCATGTCACGAGTAGCATGTAAGGTCAATGGATCAAACTTGTTCATGTCAGTCCACAATGTGCCGCCGACGAATACTACATCGTCGATGACTTTGGTATCACGCTCAAGAAAGTAGACATTGTCATGAACACCGCAGGCCGCACGAAGCTCGTCGAGACCTTGGAAAAACTTGCCGTCACTGTAAAACTCGTGATTGCCTGCCACATAGACAACATGAGGGAACTGAAACGAACAACGCTTCAGGAAGTTACGGAATCGGATACCGTATTCGCTTTCGGGTTTATTAACCTTTGAAGCGACCATGATATCTCCGCTCAAGATCAACACATCGGCATTGTCCTGATTTTGGATATTAATGTCTGCGAATTCTAGATGCAGATCGGATACGAGTTGGATACGCATTTTTTACTTTCTCTGAAATATACGCATATTATAGCATCACTTAATTATTAAGTCAATGAGTTAAATACAGCTATAACAGGAGCGAATCATGGGTGATATTTTCAAACTAATAGGCGATTTGGGTTTTCCAATCGCTGTGGCATTAGCAGGCGGTTATTTTGTATACTTAACAATTAAACTACTGTTGCAGGGAGTTTTGGGCAGTATAAAGGGTATGCAGGGTATCATCATCGCATTAGATAACCGTGTTAAAACTATGAATCACGATGTGGTTCGTATTGATACTATCGTCTCAAATGCTCTTGGATTAAAACCCGATGTTGATCGTATCGCTCGTGCTGACGGAAAGAATGACGCAAGAAGGGATTAACAGTGAAATATATCGATTACGATTGGGATTGCAGTCCTAACGGAATTATTTTAGATGAAGAATTTAACAGTGATAAACTGGGTTGGAAAGGCGGAGACTATTTTAAGTTAGTCAATGTCAACGGTCGTCAGATGTTGATTAAAGTATGTGAGCTTGAAAAATTTATAGTTAAAGGAGCCACAGAACGTGAGCAAACTTAATGAATGGTATGACAGTTTACCTGAACATACCAAAGAATATTTAAAACGTCAGCCTGTATGGCATGACAGAGATCTGTATAAATCTTTAGCGATAGGAGCGGTCGTGGGGTTTATCATAGGATTCGTTGTAGGCTATGAAGCAGCCTGGAAGCCTGTGATTCAGACTTTTAGACCTTTGATAGGATAATGCTATTTGAAGCATTTATAGTTTTTTATTTGCTGGAATGCTTAGTTTTAATTTCTGCGGCAGTTTGGTATTTTCATGAGCCAAAGAAACAAGAAAAAAGAATGTATAATCCCTGGGGATTTTGGGACGAGGAGAAATAAATGGATGTAGTAGAGTTAATTAACAAATACGGGTTTCCTATCGTATGTGCTGTTGGAATGGGATACATTATCAAGTATGTATGGACTTGGGCTACTACTGAAGTTAAACCCGTAGTCTCTGAGGCTAATACAGTTCTTGTCGCTCTAATCGATCGTATCCGTATGTTAGACAACGACCTTATTCGACTAAATCAAAAGGTCAACACTGTTCTACATCTTCGTGGTAAGATCATCGAAAGTGATCGTGTTATGGAACAGCAGAAAGTTGAAAAAGAAGCTAATCAAAAATTTGAGGATGCTTCTAAGTTAGACGATAAGAAGTCAGCAGCCAGCGGCGAAAGTTAAAATTTTGTAGCGATAAATTCAGCTTCAGGAATGCGTGTGTGAGTATTCTTGGAACCCAGAACTACTACGATCCTTCGACCTACATCTGTATCTAGCATCATAACTATACATCCCCCAGACGCTCGAATCCATCCAGTTTTACTAACGATAAAATCGTGACGTTTTCCTATGATAGGATTAGTGTTCTTGAACACTAACCATTTCTTTTTAATTTTGATTTTCACTTCACTCATCTTACTGGCCGAAACAATTTCTGGATAAAGCTCTGCTGCTCTTACCAGTTTTATAAGATCATAAGCAGTGCTAGAATTCATAACACCTAGTCCAGTGGGGTCAGTGAACTGTGTGTTAATCATTCCTAGGCTTTTGGCCTTATTATTCATTGCTCTTATACAGTCCGATCTACCGCCTGGATAATTTTGACACAGTGTTTCGGAAGCACGGTTATCTGAATGAACAATGGCTAGTTGTATCAGCTCTTTTCTAGTGTAGGGTTTTATATACTGATCTAGATCTTGGTGCGCATCTAAAATCACTATTACAGTCATCAATTTAGTGATGCTGGCTATGCTACGAGTTTGATAGATATTCTCACTCTGGATTATATCGCCTTGACCGTTAGCTACTATCCAAGATGTTGCTGTAATATTTTGTCCCTGTGCGGTCAAGGAAAGGCACAAGGCCAGAATAAACAATAAAATTTTCATCTGCAAATACTGAAAGTTTTGATTCCGTTAAGGCTAAACTGTTTTAAGTAATTTTGCATATCATCGTTGTAACCAATTAGCTTAGCCGGATACATAAATTTATATTGTAGCATAAGCCATACAGAGTAGTCAATCCACCAATCTAATGGAGTGTAGAAATTATTTTTCATGTGCGATAAACTCTCCATTCCAATTCTCCGGTAAGTCTTGTTGTTTCATAAAGTCACAACGTTCGATCCAAATCTTATAATACTTGTCCATCTGTCCGCCAAACTTGCCCTTTAAGGTGGTCTTACACATAGCGGCAGCTTCATCAAACTTTTTAGCCTTATACAAGGCATGCATCTCATCGTGCCATACTTTATCTTTGGTATAGTCAGCGCCGTTGGTTCTTAATACTGTGTAGATCAAGTCTGCTACACTCTTGCCTTTGGGCTGTAGATTATCCAGCATCAGGTAGAAGAAATCATTCTTAGTTCTGTTGTATGTCTCGGCGCCGACAATGTTTAGCACACCGTAGGCTTTACAACGTGCTTCTAAACGTGCGGCTGTTGAAACCATATCACCTAGGATATCGTAACTGTGACGATCAGTCGATCCCATCTCGCCGATAAAGCCAATACCGCTGTTAACACCCCAGCCCATAGCCGCAGGTGGCAATCCCTGTGCTTCCATTTCTTTAGTGTAACGATCTACAGCGTCTAGCATTTCAAGACCAACTTTGATCATTGTATGTGCATGATTAGGGTCGTCAATTGGTGCCCCATGTATGTGCATACTAGCATCACCTACATACTTAATAACCATTCCTTTGTTATCTAATATAGGCCGACTGATAGCATCCATATAACCGTTCATGTATTTGCCTAGGCCAGCAACATCGTCACCATAGTGTTCTCCGATAGGAGTAAAGCCACGTAGGTCACTGAACATAACTGATACGTCTTTACGCACCCCACGCTTGATTAGGTCTGGATCATTTTGTAGTAGTTCTACAACTTCCTTTGAACAGTAACCAGCGAACTGTTTCTTAATCGCCTGCTTCTGTAAGAACTCGCTTACAAACTTGACACCGTAGGCATGCAGAGCGACCACAAGTAGGCCAACTCCAGGGGCAGTAGCGTCAAATAGCCATAGATAATTAGTGAACACATACCAGCTGCCAACAGCACTGCCACCGATAATAATAACCGTCGTTGCCAAACCCGCATAGACATACCTCGTTAAAAATATTAATAGAATACCTGCCAGTGCCAGTGTTAGAATTTCTACACCGTCGGCATAGTCAGGTCTTTCAATCACCACACCATTAAACATTGTGCCTAACACAGCGGCCTGGACGTCCTGCGGCCAAACTGATCCTACTGCTGTGGGCACAGGATTACCGAGACCGGCTGCGGCCACACCTACGATAACCACTGCCCCTTGGAAGTCTTTGGGTAGGGCTGTCATAGGAACAGATTTATTCTTTTGGCTCCAGTCTATCCAAACACGGCCTAGCTGATCTGTAGTGATCGGACCAAAGGCGGGTATGCGCATCTTTTCTACACCGCCTTCGAACAATTTTATCTGTGTAGTAGAATCTCCAGCAGCCATACGCAGAGCTTCCATAGCTAGGCTAGGATATACTACACCATCTACAGCTATGACCAAAGGCATACGACGGACAACACCGTCAACTTCGGGCATAGTGTTTACTACGCCGGAGCCTGCGGCACGCTGTTCCACTTCTTTGATGTTAGCTATCAATCCGGGATAGGTAACGATCATTTCTGAATGTTCTGCGCCTATAGTTGCTGTGCTGGGCTGTCTAGGTTTATTTTTATTACGGTCACTAGGAATGTTTGGCACAGCCACGGCGAATTCGTTCAGTGTCGCAGCTAGAGCAGCATCACCTCCTTGACGATCTTTCTCTGGCATTAGCACATTAAAAACTACAAGTCCTGCATTTCTCTTATACAGGTCTTCTATGAGTTTAGCATATACTTCTCTGTTAAACGGCCACTGACCATATTTGTCTAAAGCACTTTCGTCTATGTTAACCGTTACGATATTATTTTCCGTAGGTGCTTTGTTAGTGATCAGTGTATCGAAATAACGTAGTCTTACACTTTCTATAAAGACAGGATCGGCGATTCTTATACTTACAATAAGTGCCAATGTTATGACCGCTGTCCACGGGCTAGTGAGGATTTTTTTCAGCATGATATATTTACCGTAAAAAAGCCCGCCGAAGCGGGCTTGGAGTTGGGCTATGCCCTATAATTATTATTAGAACTTATATACTAGACCTGCTGTGTAAACATTCGATCCGCCTTGGCTTGTTTCTAATCTGTCTGCGCGAACATTGAATGTTAAATCGCCTTGCTCTTTGCTTAGACCTACACCATACTGATTAACTCCATCTGTGTGATGTAGAACTGTAGCATTTACTATGCCATATTTGGCTACAGCCCCTACAGTAGCATAACCGTAATCTTGGTTAAGGTTATTAACTCTGTTGGATACAGTAACACCTGGCAATACGTCGATGTTGGCGTTATATCCGCCGGCTGACCTCTGTCCGTATGTTCCGCCGATCACTGGACGAACGATACCTTTAGGATCTAACGCTGGACCAACGGCTCTTACGCTCACACTAGTATCTTGACCTGTGGTCTTGCCTGTGACATTTGGTAAGCTGTTATTAAATGCCTGTGTGGCTAATAGTCTGCTATCACCTGAAGTTGTGATGTTTACATTTGGTGTCGCTGATACGTTGTAGTCACTCATGCTGTGTTGAACAGTTCCGCTGATATCAAAACCTTTAACATCTTTCTTAGTCAATGTAGCACCTAACTGCACAGTGTCAGCAGTTACAGCACTGGCATTTCCAGATAAACGTGAAGTGATTTTGTTAACTCCGAATCCTAGATTTAGATCACTTTCGATATTTTTATTATGACCTATACCGAACACTGTGGAATTACCACTATAGCCATCTCTGCTGTGATCAAAATACTTGTAGGTAATAGTCTTACCAAACTCTAGATTTCTATTCATCATAGATTGTAATTGATTAGCAGTTGCGACCTGATCTGATCTTAGACCAACATCAACAGCATAGTTAGCTGTGCGACCAATACTGTCGTTAGTTACTATATCGTAATCACCAGTAACTGTTGAGTTAGTCACAGTTGTTGACGATGTATCTGTGTAACTGCTTGTTGGTGCAAAGTCATTTGAATTCACAGTTGTTGTAGTTCTATCATAGGTAAATCTTGTAGGAGTTGTGATTGTATACAACTCGTTGGCTGTGATAACACCTGATGTAGAAACTGTCAATGTCTTACCGTTGTTTACAGAAGTTAGTGTAGTTGATGTATTAACTAAACTACCGTTGTCGATACCGTTAGATACCCAAACAGCATCACCAATAGCTGTGCTTCCTGTGGCTACGTCGGCATGTGTAACATCTAAATTGTTGTAATATGTTTCTGAAACTGTGATAGGTGTTCCAGCAGCACTTGTTGTTGAACTGTCGCTATAGGTAGTAACTACAGTGGTTGGTGTTGTTGTGATACGGCCCATTTCTGTGGTTGTTAGGCTGTTGTAGTTTCTTGTTAGTTTGTCGCCTGCAACTAACGAAGTAGAAATCACTACAGCATCACCTGTAGTATCAGCATAAGTTGGAGTTCCGTTGACTGTGCTTGTGCCTGTTACAGTAGGTGTGCTGCCTCCTGTAGAAGCTGCGGTTGTCGCTGAACCCACGTCTACCAGTGTGCCACCTCCTGGTGCAGTTCCAGGAGTTCCGCCACCAGCACCGCCTGTCACTGCTGAACTGGCTGCACCGAATGCGCTCGGTCCAAAGATATAAGCGTAACTGGCTGTCAATGTGTCACCACTGTTAACACCAGTCCACGAAAATGTTAGACCGATAGTGTCGTCACCGTTACAGTATAATACTCCTGTGCCGCACGATGCGTCAGCATTGATATAACTGGCAGCATCTGTGTTCCACCCGTTAATACCTGCTGCTACGTTTGAAGCCGCAGAATACAAGCCTAGAGCATATCTAGAAACTGTGGCTTCTGAGAACGCCACGTTAGTTGATGGAATAGCACCATAACCTAGAACGTTGTCTGTGGCAGAACTGTCACCAGGCATACCTTGGCTGTCTGGATCGATAAACTTGGCAAAGTAGACATTACTGGCTGCACCGCCTGCTACGATAGTAGAGGTAATGTCAATGTAAGGTTTACCTACTCCTAGTGTATAGGCATTAGTTACAGACCAGTTGTTTCCGCTATATGCGGCACTACCTGTCCAAGTTAGTGTTGTATTAGTATTACTAAGTGTAAGACCCTGACCAGTGATTTGTTCAGTGCCCATGTTATTATTTGTTTTATTTTCTGTGCCAACTTTTAAAGAGAACCCATCAAAAGGTGCTCCAGGTGTTAGGTAATCATAGGCAGCATTGAATGTTCCCGTGCCTGTAGGATCGAACAATAGTCCAGGACTAGTTCCACCGCCTGATCCCAATGTTCCTGTGTTCGTATTAACGCCTGCTTTTACCCAGTCGTTTTGTAATAGACCCATTCCTGAGGTCCCGTCAACGCTAGCTGTCTGGGCAAACGCCGACGCCGATACCATTGCTGCCACTATAGTGGCTATTATTGTTTTTTTCATACCGATTTCGCTCCCGGTTAGTAAAATTATTTAATAAGGATTTGTTTTAGATTAAACTACTGGTTATTGCTGGCTGATAGTTATAGTTGATGTAGAGCCTTTGTTGACATTCTGTATGATGGTTTGGCCATCTTGTATCAATGTAAAGGTTGCACTCTTGGTAGTATCAAATGTCACTGTGGCATTATGTGTGCCTGCTTTGTATAAGGTGACTTTGCTTTGGTCGTCATTAAAGTAATAATTTAATCCTAAAGATTTATTAGAACTATAACCCGGTAATATAGGATTATCTAATTCGTCTGCCAATAGACTTGCGTTTTGTCTATCTAGTTCATTCAAGGCACTGTATTCTAGCAGATCTGCATTAAGATCATTTCGATCTAATTCAGATTTTTTATCTAGAGCATTTTCATCTAGCTTTGAATATTTTAATAGGTCTACGTCTAGTTCATTAAAATCTAACAGACTTTTTTCTTTTTTAGTAGTTCCAGCAGTTGTGTCTTCAGAAATTTCTTTTGGTTTACTAATGATCAACATGTTATTGATATTCGCTTGATCAATTTTTATTACAGTTGGCTCCGAAGGGGGTGCATATGCACTGTTGACCAGAGTAGCTTGATAAGGAACATCTAACAAAACAACCCCACCGAAGTTGCTAACTTCAATGGCTCCTGTTACGCATCCCTTTTCATCGCAACTAGGCAATAACATTACAAGACTACGGCCGAGTTCGTCGACAGTCATTGAAAAGTCTGTGCCACGAACGGCAATACTAGCTGTAGGTGTCTTAATCGCTACCTGCTGGGGATTGTTCTTAGCAATCTGCCCACTAGCATAACGAGCTGTTCCCAGCGCCATCTTCATTCCTAGTTTGCCTGCACCTTTCTTTGGATCATAGACAAAGTCGTCTATAATAATCTTACTATGTTCTGTAAGTTTAACTGTAGTCTTATCTTCAAAAGTTAGTTGTGCTTTGGCTCTAGCTGTGCTCACAGCATCGTTCATTTCCACAGTCGTGTTGACCTGAGAAGATATACTCTTCTTGTTTCTAAATATTTCTGTTGGCCCTGTCTGTTCTGTTACTCGCCCGACTCCGGCTAACGTATTAATCGGACTGAGTAACAGTAACGTTATTATTAGAACCGTTGCTGGTAATAACTGCATTCTTGGTAAGTGCTCCACTCTGTGTTAGTGTTACTGCATTAGCTATACTGCTAGTTCCACTTCCGCTAACCGTAATTTCTCCCGAATGTAATCCAACACCTGAAGCTGTGTGTGTTACATTGTTATAATTTCCATTTACAGAAATTTTACTCTGCGTTACTCCACCGCTTAAAGTTTGAACTGTGTTGTTATTATTACCTGTGATTTCTGATCTAATAACGCTGGCGTTACAGCTAGAGCTTAACGCTGTGCCGCAACCAATGGTTTGATTATTATTGCTACCGTCTGCTGAAACAACTACAGTAGAACCTGTTCCGTTGGTTTCGTTGTTGATAATCATGCTTAAAGTATTGCTAGCACCAATTTGACTGATAGTGACGTTGTTGAGATCACCTTTAATTAATGCTGCATCGTCTGCGTTACCTGTTCCGCCCACATTACCGTTGACTAAATTTCCTGCTCCGGTCTGTGTTATAGAAACAGTTGAGTTATCGCCAATTTGTTCCATATATACGTCATTGGCATAGACGCCCGATGACATCATTCCAGATGCCACTAGGATTGCAAGTAATTTTCTCGGCGCACTGCCACGGCCTGTCTTACTTCTGATCATTTTGATCGCTCCTTGGTGCTAGATTATTATTCTTATGCACCTTAATAAACTGACTTGGTATCCAACCCTCTACTTGCTGAAAACGAACACGAACAAACCAACGTTCTTGTTCGATAACTTCAACCTCGATTCCAGGTTTCAGTTTAGCCAACGGTTCGCTGGCTCTATACTTCTCTCGTCTAATGTTTACGTAGTCTACTATCGTTCCTTTTTGTTCTTGTTTTGTAGATACAGGTGCATCAGCCTTCGAGATTCCATCAGAGGTAGTTGAGATTCGCTGATCTCCGGAACCTGCGGACTTTGCGGGCTCTGTTGCTGCTGGCTCTTCTTTGGGTGTCTGCTGGGTTTGTGGTTGAACCAACTCATCTTTCTTTTCCTCCTTTGTTTCAGGCTTGGGTGGTTCTATGACTGTAGGGGCTACTGCTTTTTCTACTACAGGTTTTGGTTTTTTAAATCTCCAAAGACCTTTCTTTTCTCCCTCTATGATCATATCATACACTGCCTGTTCTATAGCTACACGAACAGCATAGGTAGTTGGTTCGTTAAGTGCCGCACCGTTTTCCAGCTCGAGAGCTTTTGTGCCAGCGTCAACGAAACGAAGGACACCTACGTTATGTTGAGTGCTATAGATCGTCTTAGATACAGCATTGGTTATCAATACTTCGCCACTGTTGACACTAACCAGTCGCATAGATATTACAATCTCATCTACCCTGTATTGTTGACTTCCGCCAATACCTAAGAATCTCGCTCCATTACCGCCGGAGCGAATGTTGGAGTCATAACCGATGATACCACCTTCGATCATCACTCCAGCTACTGTCATTGGTTTAAGGGGCCTAGCATCTTTGCCCTCGTAAACTTCCCGTTGGTTGCGAATCAATTGTCTTTCCTTTACGAGGTTATCTAACCCGACACGTTCAACCACCTTAAACCAATTCTTTGAATCCTGTAGTGACTTAATTAAGAACACTTCAGAACCCTGTGTCACAGCCTTGCTGAACACAGCTAATTTATCGTTGGGCTTCATTTGCCCAGTCTTATCTAAAAATCCGTAAACCGCGATAGTGATCGGCGGTCCATCTAGATCAGGTAAACTATTAAACAAACTTTCTTTTGCTTTTAATGCCACCGGCTCTTCTTTAGATACATCCATGTGAATATGAGCACATCCGGTTAAGGATGCTGCTATCAACAAGGATAGTAAAAGTCGTTTCATTAGAATGCAAAGCTCGCTATTGGAACTGTAATCTCTGTTCGATTACCAGTGGGTTCTATAATAGTTAAGGTAACATCAGTAGCTGATTTACTCCAGCTTATACTGGTCCCTTGAAAATCCATACTTCCGCTTGTTCCGCTACCTTCGGCAAACATTTGATCAGCTAATTGTTTAGATAGCTGTGCGTAGATACGTGCTTCTACGTTTACTAAGAACTTTGAAAGATTGGTTTGTTTGGCCGCTGCTTCGGCTTTTGCGATAGCGGCTGCTTCTTCAGCTTTGATTTCTTTCTTTTTATTTTCTTCTAATTGATAGATAGAAAGAACGTGCTGACTGTATCCATTGCCTGGTATAAAGGCAGGACTTTGGAAATTATGAACTAGCTCTGCTTGAGCTATACTACTAGCAGAGACCAGTGACAATAATACTAGTGCTCTTTTAAACATGATTCGCTCCCGATACGCGGTATTAGTATTTAGAGCGAATTTACAGAAGATTAAGTGATAGTATTATTTTACCATTATTTGAGGAGCTAGTCCTCGACTTTGTTTTTCGTTGGCTTTGATTAGATTACCATGGTTGTATTTTTTCATATACTTGGCAAACTGTTCGCCTGTTTCAACATATTGGAAAGTTGTAAGCCCTAGTGCTAAAACACCAGTCCAACCACCGTGTTGTTTATAAGTATCAAATACGTGTGTATGCCACGCTTCTTTGAACCCGGGTTTTCCAAATTTACTAACTAAATCTGGATATACTTCACCGAACCAGCCTTCAGACACAGCTTCTATAAAACTTTTTGCTAATTGAGGATCAGGGAAAGGTTGTTCACCATCTAATACTGTGAAACTAGTAATACCTAAAGGTTCTACTATTTTTAGTGCAGGCTTTTGATTGATCGGCATATCCCATATCCTACCGGCAGAACCTTTGGCCGAACGACTTGCTTTTACTTCGATTTTAATTCCGTTAACGACGATATCTCCCGGCGAACCGTAAGTAATGTTAGGACTTAAAATAGCCAGTGCTGCCTCACCCGGGCCAGCATCGGTTTTACCGCTGAATTCGTGGAATATTTTTTCAAATAGTTTTTTCGCAAACGGATCTGTAACTATAGAAAGTATCTCAGCCGGCTGTTGCATTCCGCCGCTTGGCACTAGAGCTTTTGAATTAATAGGATCAAATTCTGGGTTAGAAAACTTTTTAATAAATTCTTTTACTTCTTTAGCATCACCCAATGTAGGAATAGTTTGAACTAACCATTTTGCAGCCTTTATAGCATCCTGATCCCCTCTAGAATTAATATAATTAGACATGCGATTTCCTAGAGGTTCTCCAACAATTTGTTTATAAACCTGAGGGAATATCGGTGCTTCGTCGGGTAATTTACCCAATGCTTTCAGAACCATTCTTTTGGTTTGTGCGTCTTCGGTGATTATTTCAAATGCTCTCATACGAGTATTTATCGTATTTCAGGAAAGAGGCATTCCTGGATAAAAACTCGCACATCGTCTTCGTCTAAGCCTAGACTAGTCATTACACGTGGCGTATGCGGGTTTTGTTTCTGGTTTTGAGCATAGAAATTCTGCTCAAAAGTAGTATCTGCTACTTTGTGATTAGTGTCACCCACAGTTTCTGTGTAGTGATTTACTAGTATATGTGCTAGGCTTTCGATCTGCCTAAGTTCGTCCTCTTCTTTGACGTTTCCAGCGGCTACCATACTCTTGCTGAAAATACGCTGTGCCCATTCGGGTAATTCTCTTTCTCGAATCCATTCATATCTGCTAACTTCTTCAGCAAAATATTCTATCATCGGATGTTCACGATCTGCGGTAGGACTATAGTCAATAAAACAGCCCGTGATTTTATTTTTGCCTGCGATAACATCGAAACCAAATATGGGTGCCGGGTTATGGATATGAGGAAATACACAACAATGCATCATCCAGAGGCCCTTTGTGGATCGGGCATCGACTACATCGATATGAGCTCTACGATAATTCTCTGAAGTCCATACCCTGTTTACCCAACCCGGCTGATTGAAACGATTCATTCCGGGTTCGAATGTTTCTACTCCGGTTTCACTAAAACGCTTTTCTAATAGATTTTGTATACCTATTAGTGTATACCAGACCTTACTCTCCATTGTAGAGATCCTGCATCATCTTGATAGCATACTTAAATGCTACACGAGCTTCGTCTCCTAGATCATCTGTGAGTATTTCTCGAATAGACATTTTCATATCATCGGCATTTTCAAAATCATAAAACTTACCGCTACTGATATGTGCTACTTGTTTTTTAATAATCTGTCCGCCGAACAAGTCACCCATATGGCGACAATATAAGTGGGCTTTGACTAAATGCTTACGTGTTGGATCATTGCCGATCCTGTGTAGATATTCTTGATATTCTAATGTTGCTGGTGTCAGATAGCAGTATGTGCCATCGTCTAATTCTACAAAGTCTGCATAGATCGCTTTTAGACGAGGAAGATCTAGCATGGTATCTAGAAATCCTTGACGGTTACAATACCATTCGATAGGATCATAAACCGCCATTAAATTATAAAGATAGTTTCTGTAATCGGCTTTTTCAATCTTGCCGCTTAACAGCAATTTTGCGAATTTTGTTTTTTCTGCTTCGTGATGAAGGTCTTTGGTAATTTCTCTTAAACTCATTCCTGTTCTACCTGTATGCGTAATGGCGATCCGTTTTGTCTTGCGACTTGTGTCGCTTCGATTCCACGTTGTTCGGCGATCTCATGTGTAAAGATGCCTGCTATTCCGCTCCCAGTTTCGTGGATCTCAAGAGTAATTTCTTTAGCCCTTGTTTCTGAATGTTTGAAAATATTAGTTAATAGTTCTATGACCAATTCCATGGGTGTTTGATCATCGTTTAGAAATACAACTTTCCATAGGCTTGGAGGTTGTAAAATAGTTACGACTTTTTCTTCTATTTTCGCTTCGGTGGTCATATCTACTCCGTTTCTGATATTTATAAGGGGAGTTGCCTCCCCTTATATTTTATTACTTAATGTCTACAATGTCAATAACTTTAGGCTTTGCAGATTCTGGAATATTTCGAATTAATTTAATCGTTAACATTCCGTTTTGAGTCTCTGCACCTACTACTTCGATATGTTCAGCTAATGGAAATTCTTTAGCGAAATCTCGAGTAGCCAGTCCACGATGCAGGTATGCTTCTGGAGCATAATCTGTGGTCATACTTTCACCTTTGATCACAAGAACATTATCTTCAACAGTCACAGATATTTCAGATTTACTGAAACCAGTAACTGCTATTTGAATCTCATACTGATTATCACCAGTCTTGATAATGTTATGTGGGGGATAGTTATTAGATACACTGTTTGCGAAACGGCGTTCCATTTGATCAAACATTGTATCGAAACCAATAAGTGCTCTATTTAGAGCGTCTAGTCTTGTTAAGTTGTTCATAATAGTCTCCTTTTAAAGTAAGAACAATTGGGGCCCATAAGGTGCCCCTATATGATTAGTCGTCTTTCTTCTCTGTGAAGGTAGCGTCGACTACATCATCTTGTGCAGGCTGAGCAGTCTGTGACTGTTCTTTAGCCTGTCGCTTTTCTAAAAGAGTTTTCATAGCAGGAACAGCCTTTTCTAGTTCTGCTTTAATGGCCGCTACGTCATCTCCTTTACAAGCTGTTTCAACATCTGCTAGGACCTTTTCAATATCTGAGATTTCTGTTTCAGATAACTCTGAACGGAATTCTTCAAGATCCTTGCGGACTTCGTGCATCTGTGCTTCTGCAGAGTTTCTAGCATCGATTAATTCACGTGCTTTTTTATCTGCCTCTGCGTTGGCTTCAGCGTCGCGAACCATGCGTTCGATTTCTTCCTTGCTTAGTCCACTGTCACTCTTAATAGTGATCTTGTTTTCCTTACCAGTTGATTTATCTTTGGCTGAGATATTCATAATGCCGTTAGCATCGATGTCAAAGGTAACTTCAATCTGTGGCATACCTCGACGTGCCGGAGAAATGCCTTCTAGATTAAACTCGCCTAGTAACTTGTTATGTTGAACAAGTTCACGCTCACCTTGGAAAACTTTGATAGTCACCGCGGGTTGATTATCTTCTGCTGTAGAGAATGTCTGTTGTCCTTTGGTAGGAATAGTTGTATTCTTTTGAATGATCTTAGCCATCACTCCGCCTAGTGTTTCAATACCTAAGCTCAATGGTGTGACGTCAAGTAGTAGAACATCATTGCGATCACCACCTAGAACAGCACCCTGGATGGCCGCACCTACTGCTACGGCTTCGTCTGGGTTGACATCTTTACGAGGTGCTTTGCCGAATAGTTTTTCAACTTCTTCCTGCACCTTAGGCATACGTGTCTGACCGCCAACTAAGATAACTTCGTCAATATCACTTGCTGAAATACCAGCATCATTCAATGCTGTTCGGCAAGGTGCTAGTGAACGATTAATTAAATCTTCAACAAGTTGTTCTAACTTGCTACGTGTGATCTTGATGTTCATGTGCTTAGGACCACTTGCATCTGCTGTGATATAAGGCAAGTTAACATCAGTCTGTGAACTGTTAGATAGTTCAATCTTAGCCTTTTCGGCAGCTTCTTTAAGACGCTGTAGAGCTAATGTATCTTTGGTTAGGTCGACACCTTGTTCTTTCTTGAACTCGTCAACTAGGTAATCCATGATGCGCTGGTCAAAGTCTTCACCACCCAGGAATGTGTCACCGTTGGTTGATAGCACTTCAATCTGCTTATCTCCATCTACGTTTGCGATTTCGATGATCGAAACGTCAAATGTTCCACCACCTAGGTCATAGACAGCAACTTTGCGATCTTGTTTATCGGCTTTGTCAACGCCATAGGCTAGAGCAGCCGCAGTTGGTTCGTTGATAATACGCAGAACTTCTAAACCTGCGATCTGTCCTGCGTCCTTAGTAGCTTGACGTTGTTGGTCATTGAAGTAAGCCGGAACAGTGATAACTGCCTGTGTTACTTCGTGACCGAGATAGTCTTCTGCGGTTTTCTTCATCTTGCGAAGAACTTCTGCAGAGATCTGAGGTGGTGCTAATTCTTTGCCCTGTGCCCTAACCCATGCATCTCCGTTTTTGCTTTCGAAGATTTCGTATGGCATAAGGTCTAAATCTTTTTGAACTTCTTTTTCGGTAAACTTACGACCGATTAATCGTTTAGCGGCATAGACTGTATTTTTAGGATTTGTAACCGCTTGTCTTTTTGCACTCGCACCTACTAACACTTCATCTGTGGTATAGGCAACGATACTAGGTGTAGTTCTAGCACCTTCTGAATTTTCAATAACTTTGGAATTTCCTGCCTCGATGATGGCCACGCATGAATTGGTGGTGCCGAGGTCAATACCGATGATCTTAGACATGTTATCTCCTTATAAAGTAAGATCTATTGGGCTCTATGCCCTATAAAAACGCCCTATTGGTGCGTTTCTACAAAAATATTTATCTCTGATTGGCCAGAGGTGTGATTAAAACACCGTCTAAACCGCTAGAAGAACGCAGCTTTTTATATACATTTTGGACGCCAACTGCTTGGTTCCATGCATCTTCTAGGGCATGATGTTTTAGCACGGGAGGACGATTTGGATTAATACCAATATCGAAAAGAGTTCTAGTATCGCGAACTTCCCAAAACTGCCAAGGAACTGCTTTTCCGATTTTACGGAAAATGTGTTCCATGATGATAATGTCAAAGCCAGCACCGTGACTCCATACACGTTTGGCGCCCCAGCAGAACTTATACAGTTGATTCATAGCATCAACGATGTCGATTCTATTTGTAGGATCAAACGCTTCGTCTTGCGCGGCTTGACTTTGACTGCCCCACCAATCTAATGTAGCTTGGCTAACTGTGCAGCCTATCCTATCACAACTATCTACGTCTACTCGAACATAGAATTTTTCCATCATAGGTTCTTCAACATCAGAACCAAACGGATCAAATTTAACTGCTCCGATAGTTAAAATAGTAGCACTAGGGAGAACGTCAAGCGTCTCCAAATCAATCATGATATCTGTATTCATTCTATTATTATACTGTTTTTTATTATAAAAGTCAAGCATTATTTTACAAATACATCATTGATTTGTCTGTTCACTCTGATAAATGTAGTGCATTTCGAAAGTTGTTTGAGCGTCGGTGCTCCTACATAGGTGCAGGTAGATCTTAATCCGCCTAACAGATCCAACACTGTATCGTCAACGGAACCTTTGTATTTTACTTGAACTGTTCTACCTTCCGAAGAGCGATAATTAGCAACACCTCCGTGATGTTTTTCCATAGCAGTATCAGAACTCATTCCATAGAATGTAATCATTCCGTCTTTAACTTCACCACCGCCTTCGTCGTGACCTGCTAACATGCCGCCTAGCATTACAAAGTCCGCACCAGCGCCGAAAGCCTTAGCAACATCACCAGGGCAAACACATCCGCCATCAGCAATAATATGAGCGCCAAGACCATGAGCGGCATCGGCACACTCAATGATAGCACTAAGCTGTGGGTAGCCCACACCAGTTTGGATACGAGTAGTGCAAACGCTACCAGGGCCAATGCCCACTTTAACAATATCTGCGCCACGTAAAATTAACTCCTGTGTCATATCCGCGGTAACCACATTACCGGCGATAATAGTTTTATCTGGCCAAGCATTTCTAACACTTGCTACATAATCACCAAAACGTTCACTGTATCCGTTGGCCACGTCGATACAAATGAATTGTATTTCTGGATAAGAATTAATGATCCTACCTAGACGCTGAAAATCTTTTTCGCCAGTTCCTGTGCTGACAGCAAAATACTTGCCTCCGAACTTACCTGTTAGGTCGAAAAGATCGTCTTCGTTATAATTTTTAACAAGGCAGGTAAACAGTTGATGTTTGTATAATGCCCTGGCCATACCTATAGTTCCAACACCGTCCATATTTGATGCCATAATTGGCACTCCTGTCCAACTATGGCCGCTGTGTTTGAATTTATATGTGCGTGTTAGATCTACTTCTTTTCTGCTAGATAAAGTAGAACGCTTGGGACGGATCAAGACATCTTTGAAGTCTAGTTTGACTTCGTCTTCGATACGCATTTGAAACCTTTCTTAGAATAGTTTAGCTGGTAGTTGTTGTTCGCGAAGCTTTTTCTTCCAGCGAGCTTTGGCCGCACCTTTTTTGCGTTTGCGTTCGGTGGTAGGTTTTTCGTAGAATTCTTTTTTACGCAGTGTATCAAGGATACCAGAGTCTTCTACTTTCTTTTTAAACCTTCTCAGAGCTTGATTGATGTTTTCATGCTCTTTTACTGTAACGCCAGTTCCTTTGTGTTGATTATAGTTTTTCATGTTGTTTTGAGATCTTCTCCAGTAAGATTAAAATATCATCACTATTATATATTACACGATCGTTGGCTAGATGTAAATCTTTGAGTGTGCCAAAATAATATGATTGCGGTTGTGCGGCAGTCCACCCTATTATCATATCTTTTCCTGGATCGCTATCATAGGGGTTAAAAATGATCAAATCACTTTTTGCGATCTTATCTAGTAACCAATCAACACGGTTGCCTATTTTCCAAACATAGTTAATGATAGTATGTGGTAATGTTGAATTGATAAGAGCGGCAGAAATAATCGAACTTTGCTCTTCTGTTAGATCCACATGAGTTATGCGAATTCCGTCTAATAGGATGTCGTCTGGTGGAGTTACTACTAAGATTCTATCTGTCATTGTTTAGCGTCCTGCACCCTTTGCCAAATTGTTTTTTCGCTTTGTTCGGCATTTTGCACATATCCGCTCTTTTTCTTTTCTAGTTGTTCCTGTGCCCATTTAGCAGCTTCTTCGGCAGCATCGTCATCTGAAAAATCTGGCTGTGCCTTTAGATATTTTAACCACGGAAGTTCTTCAATCATTCCTCGATCTAATAACTTTCTTTGATGCTTTAAACTGCTGTCTGGATTTTCAGCCTTCCATTTCGCCATTGCTTCTTTTTCGGAATGCGAAGCTTGTTCGATAATTTCGTGATCTTCTTCTTCCTGGACAGCACGTTCTGCCTCGGCAATCATTTCGTTCCATTGATCGAGAGGTTTCTTCTCATCAAATTTTGGATCTTCTTCGTCGGCATCTTCTACACGATATTCTTGTATATTAGCGTGTTTAGGATACATCCAACCTACAGGATGAGGATCAAGGGAACTAGGTTTTTCTACAGCAACTTCTTGATTGTCAGGCTCTTCGACTATCTGGCGCTTAACAGCATTAGAGAAATCGTATTCGTCTCGCATCTCTTCATCTTCATCTTTTTGTTGCCTAAACCACATGAATGAATATTGGCTGGCTAACAGTAAAATCACAGCCAAAGGATCAAACACCACAACGATAATGATGATTACCCAGGTAACCGCTTTTTCTAATATGTTAGCGTCAGGATTATCACCATAGATGAAGTTTGCGATATATTTTATCGGTCCGACCTCGGCTTCAACTTTTCTGACCTCGGCGGCAATAGGCGCACGGGCATCATTAAGTTGCGAGATAGACTTTTGCGACTGTGATATTTCAGATAATAATCGACCACGCTCTTTCTGCTGGGACCTTCTAAGAGCCACAGCTTTGTCGGCACCTTTTTCATCTGTTGAGCGGCCCAATACTTGGTCCACTGCCTCATCCATCTGTTTAAGTGCCTTACGGGCTGCTTCAATATTCTCTTTTTCGGTTTTGATCTTTTCATCATATACTGCGATCTTACTTTGAACATCACCACTGACTAAACTTTGATCACTGTGTGCTTTGGATAAGAATCCAAAGATACCCATAGATGTGATCAACATCAGGATAGCGATAGCGGCTAAAAGATATCCACGAATAAAGTTAGGAGCTCGTTGCCAATTTTGTTTTAACCAAACAGTAGCGGCCAGCTTACTAATCTCAAGGGCGACACCCATAACGATGATAGGAATCACAGCCGCAGAGAATATAGCAGTAAGACCTGCTACAGAATAATAAATGGCCACAGCAGATATGGTTAATCCGCTGAATAAGGCCAAATAGGCTATTAGTTTATCGCTAGTATGTATTCTCATGAACTAGTATTTATTGATGCCATACCCATCTATTATCTACTTCGTTAAAACATGCCGTGGCGGTCATAGTCTTTTCAACATTATATGCTATGGCTTGTATGTGCATTCTGCGACAATAACCTGCGCCGCTAGGCCAAGTCATCGCTGGCACTACAACTCCGCTGGCATCTTTCTTATACCACCGAACAGGTTCACCGTTATTAGCATAAAATACAGCATGACTCAATGCCTGATTATATGCGATTTTTTGTTCATCGTCAAGAGTCTTAAACCAACCGAAACTGATGTCCACTAATCGATTAACAAACCCTCCACTTCGATATTCGAAGAATCTAGGATTGTCTACCTCGTTGGCAAATACAGAACTACTGGCCGTAAGTATCGACAATTTCCCAGCTACCATCAGGCAACTGACAACTGATCGCACGATATTGGACATCTCGCCCACCTTTCTTCATCCAGCTAGTAAAATAACCACAATTATTTGATAATCCAACCCGAGCTACAGTTAAGCGTTTGACTTGATCATCTGTGCATTCGACCTGTGTTCGACTGTTTACTCGTTCATTATTTTCAGTCACGATAGTTTGACTGGTATAACAATATTGAGGTTGTTGTGCCTGCACCCTCGGAGCAGACGAACAGCCGGACATGATGAATACAACGATCACCATGGCTAAGATGACTAGCCAAAGTTTTTCTTTGGCTTCCATTATTGTGCCTTGGCTTCAGCCATCAATTGCTCAAAGGTAGACTTCTTCATTTCAAGACGAACATAAGTGTAATGACGTCCGTTCATAGTGAAGTGGCCTTTTTCACTTTTGACATGTTTGCGGATGGCTGTGTCTGTAACCTTATAGCTGATCAAAGTGCGAGTGGTTTTCTTGTCATCTTTGATATCAATTACAGTTTCCGAATTGACTTTGCCGTTGATGCGTTTGGCAAAGTTATTCATAGCGATTGCGTCCATCTGCTCTTCTGCGGCTTGAGCGTAAGCTGACTCACCTGCGCCACAGGCATAGACATAATCTTCTTTCCACCAGAACCAACCTTTGACGCCTTCTTGAGCACAGTCTTGATACCAACTGGGCTGTGCGTAAGTCTTACGGTCTGGAATATCTTTCATTGACGAACAACCCGTAATAGCTGCTGCCAAAATGCCTACTGCGATTGCCTTTTTCATAAATGCCTTTCTGTGTGTGAATTACGACAGTATTAGTATAGCACCGCAGCCAACCAAAGTCAACTGCGATGATTACCAATTTATTCAGGAAAAAATACGTAGTTGATAACTATCCGTTTCGGACTAAAAATTGGACAAGAACTAGCGTGTATAGTATTAGACGGGAACACCACTGCCGATCCTTTCGTTGGTTGAACTGTTTTTATCACTGTTCCGTCCCGATCAAAAAAACGAGTAGGCCCGTCACTGTCATTAACATAATAGATCATAGATAACGATTCAGGTTCTTCTCGATCTGTGTGTAATGGGTGGCATTGGTTTGTGTTTTTAAAGGCAGGAAACAAAAGATTTGCCTTTACCCTAGAAACATATTTTGGGTAGATATTTGATTGTTGTTCTAAAAAGAAACTAACACACATTGCTAATGCTGTGATAGCAGATTTCGGTTGATTATCCGATACTAGCACATGATACATTTGATGTGTATCTAATATTTCTAGATCTTTAGACGGATACGTTTCTCCGTATCCGCCACAGCTCGACGATAAGTTCCAAACACAGTCATCATCTGAAAAAACTTGTTCTAGCTTATCAGCCAGTGACCTAGGAACGAGATTATCAAATACCCGGATCATTTAAAGAATATCAAAGCCATCATAGTAGCCTGGATGATAAATCCAACGCCAATAGTAACGATGTTTAACATGTCTTTTTGGATAGCTGCTTTAATAAAAAGCAAAGTTAGTCCAGTCCAAACTAACAGGACCAAATCAACTCCCGGTAATCTATCTGTAAGTCCTGCCATAACTGCTAATAGGCTAGGAACTGTTGAAGAATGTAATACGATTGCAGCCAACCAACCAAATGTTTCTGCTGAGATTACAGAAATTTTAGTTTGGACGAACTCTTTGAGTTTGTTGATGTTGTCGATCATATGCGTCTTTCTTTCTCTCTATAAAAAATGTGTTGTCCGATTGTGCCTATCTTTTCATGCGGCCATCTCGGGTTGACATAGGTGGCATGATAATACATAGCATCTTTGAGAACAGACAATCTAAATCCTTCCAAAAGAACTTTCTTTGCGACTTCGTAGCTTTCATTATATGCCTCCTTACCGATCGGTCTATTTTTGTGGACTGAATCACATGCCCATGAGAATTGGCATACGACCTTTTCCATTACTACATTTTTTTGATATACAACTCCGCAGACATCTTTACCAAATTTACCTGTGGCTACGCGATTCATAGTAACCTGTGCTACTGCTACTTTACCTTCAAAAGGCTCATAGCCTGCTTCGCGATAGATGTTGATTGCTAGACAATCTAGCTGTTGTTCGCGAGTTTTAATACTCACAATGTCACTGCTATAAATTCCAGCAGATTCTTTAAGAGCAGCGAATTTCTTTTGAGTCACAGTTTGGACCAAAACAGCTACTACTAAAAATCCTAAAAAATAGGATATAAAACGAATTGACTTTTCCATAAGTCCTCCTTTCACTTGGTGTTATTTTGGAACAATAATACTGCACCGCAATAACATTACATTAAGGGAGTAAACTTCACGAGGCTCTTGAAAGAACCCTGGGTTCGTGTAGTTGTCTCCATTGGACGCACAATCTCATAACTTGTGTGCCTTTGGCGAACTTGACCGCCCGAATCTCACGGGTTTCTCATAGGCCAAGACTCGCGGATCCTTTTCAGCTTGTGGCATACTTTGGACCTACTATCTTAGTTTCTTTGCGAAACGTATTTTTATATAGCATACTTTCTCTATTATAGCACAAAAACCGGTGATTATCGACGCATTTTGGATATCTCAACGGCTTCTTCGTCTGAAAAGATAGGAACTGCATTACTTTTATGCATGGTGCCGATGCCTTTGATCATGGTGCCGGTGTATACCTTATCAGGTGCTTTCAAACACGGTGCCATGTTAGTTGGATCAAGACTAGGAATTTTCGGAGTCTCTCTTCGGTAAGGTTCTACTTTTGGAGGAGAGTATGTTCCCGACTCTAAGGCACGTCGACGTTTGCGTTCTTCCTGCTCAACACCGTGCCGTTTTAGTAGTTCTTGCCAATCTTCTGCCAATTGTCTTGCCTTCCTTGCTTCGTCAGCATTACGAAATTTACGTTTGCCTTTTTTCTTGCCGGTAGTGGACAACCACGGGCCTTCCAAATGCATACTCAAGATCGTTCTCCTAAATAATTACTGTAAGGATAGTATAGCACCTTTATCAGTGATTGTCAATACCAAAATAAGGATCGTTACTCAACCAATCGTAGTAGATTTGGAAGCCTTCTGCGACATCCACTTTTGGATCAAATCCAAAATCATTTCGAGCTCTGGTAATATCTAGGGCACCTCGGCTAGGGAAATCAGCATCTTTGTCTTTGACTTCGATAACGCCACGTCCTGCTAACTTCACAGCCATTTCGGCAGCAGCCAAAAGAGTAGTTGAATGACTTTTGGTTATGTTGTATGTTCCGTTTGCTGCCTTATCAGATAAGGTAGCGGCAACGAAACCATTGGCAGCATCATCTACATAGGTAAAGTCTAGAGTTTCTTTGATGCCGTTTACTTTGAGTGTTCCGCCACGCATTGCCGTAAGTAGAAACTTTGAAATAACACGATCCTCAACATCCAACGGACCATAGACAGCACTAGGTCGTAGGATAGTATGTTCGATACCATGTTTGCGTGTGTAGTCTTTGACTAACCATTCTCCAGCGAGTTTAAGAATACCGTATTGTCCCTGCGGGCGGCACAGAGCATCTTCTGTGACATAGTCCTCAAAGTCTCCGTAGACCATACTAGAACTAGCATAGGTAAATCTACGAACACCGTGCTTAACTGCTGCCTCTAATAGAACTAGAAGTCCAGTGCTCATTACAGTGCTACCCCAGGTTGGATTAGCATTGACTACTTTTTGTCTAGGAAAACTAGCAAGGTGAATGATTGCTTCTATTTTGTGATGCGGCAGAAGATAATCAAACATACTACCCTGTAGAATATCCATTTCGTGAATCTCTACATCACCAATTAATTTTTTACGTTCTCTAATAAGATGATCAATTTCATCTTGTGGTATAATGCCGTAATTTGTGCAGTTATCGTAGACTACGACATTATGTCCTAATCCGGATAATTTTTGAACTATGTTATGACCAATAAGTCCCAGGCCACCTGTTACTAAAATATTCATTTGGTTTGTTCTGCTAGTTTTTTATAGCCTCGACCTGTAGGATGGATGCCGTCGGCACTCATATGGTCTTTAGGCCTAGGTAAGACGACATCACCATATTCTGCCGCGATACGAACGATAGCGTCATGAGGGACAGGTTTTCGATCCTGACCCGGGTCGATCCAAAATACACGTTTCCCTGTCATAGCGGATCGCATCTTTCTTAGTTCTTGTTCGGTTTTGACACCTTTGTGATCGTTGGCACCGAGACTAATGATTACAGTATTAGCAGGCTGGGCACTGGCTTTGGCAAGATAATCTTTATTCCACTGCCAGCTATTCCAACCACCCTTACTGTAACTTACACATTCTGGACGAGCCATTGCTGTGCCTACGGCAATGCTGTCACCAATTATTAAACAATCTATCATAGTTAAATTTTACTTATTTGTTAGAGAAAAGTCAAGAGAAAGCCCACCGAAGTGGGCTCATTGATTTATCGATTCATTACATACATTGTAACTTCGAAACCGTAACGCATTTCAACTGCTTCTGGTTTGGTCCACATAGTGTTTCTCCTTTATCAATAAAACATACTGTTGCTTAGTATGTATCGTTATTATATGACAAAAACACCACAAAAACCATACTGAAAATCATTAATCTTACATCGTAAAATTAACTATTCAGAACTCTAGCCACTGCTGTAATCACTGCGGCAATACGTCCAATATCACGAAGTTGTTCTACTGTGTAGCCTGCCTTCTTCAATGTTTCGTAGTGCGCCTTAACACAGAAGTGACACTTGCCAACAATACTAGCAGAAAGAGCATAGGCTTCGAATCGAGCCTGTGTTGTTCCGCCGTGTGTTGAGATAGCGTTCATACGCAGTTGTGGTGGTAAGCCGCTGAGGTTAGCATCTTCAGCCATTTCAACGAACGGATACCAAACGTTGTTCATGGCCATCAAACTAGCGGCAGTGATCGCGGCCTCGGCTTCTTTCTGGTCTGCGATCTGTGTCTGCATCCAAGTCCACAGTTTGGTATTGCCTGTGGCAAAAGCTGCCGCTAAGGCAACAGCTTCTGCTTCTTCCTGTGGAAGGGTTGAACGCTTGACCACAGCATCAATATTGAGACGTGTGTCTTTGGCATAGTCAGGAATAGTGTCCTTTAACTGATCAACCCATGCAGTCATTATAGTGTCTCCCCGCCAATTGAACGGTTACATGCACACTTCTCACCAGTTTGTAGTGCGTCGAGGATACGAAGTGTTTCGTCTGAACTACGACCAACGTTCAAGTTGTTGACAGTAACGTGCTGGATAACGTTCTCTGGGTCAACGATGAATGTAGCACGTAATGCCGCACCTGCTGGTGCAAAGAATACACCTAGTTGCTCAACAAGGCTTAACTCTCCACGCTGTGTGTCAGCGAACTGAATGTGCTTGATCTTCTTTAGATCTTCATGTGCGGCCTGCCATGCTAATTTGCAGAACTCATTGTCTGTCGAACCTGTGAGTAATACTGCATCGCGATCAGCGAAGTCGCTGTGTAGTTTATCGTAGGCAACGATTTCAGTTGGACATACAAATGTAAAGTCCTTTGGATAGTAAACGATTACTTTCCACTTGCCTGGAAATGATTCTTCGGTGATAGTAAAGAAATCATCCTTACCTGGGTTAACGCCTGTTACGGCAAATTTTTCTAATTTATTACCAACTGTTTTCATTTACAATCTCCTTTGTGTGTGTTGAAAACTTCTAGAACGGTTTGTCCTATGCAACTATTATACATTTAATTATCCTATTAATCAAGCAATTTTAATAGATTTTTTATTGTATTTTTTAATGACGCTTATTGAAAAAACTAATATCGAAGACTAAAAAAGGCCCCAGGGGGCCTTGATTGGATCTAATTGGATTAGAAACTTCTCACGTAGCCAATACGCCAAGCATTATATTCGGAGTCACCACGCTGGCGATCGTAACCGACATAGACGTTGTCTACTTTGGTTAGGTCGTAACCAACTTTGGCACGCCATGTTCTGGTTTGATCATCGTTAGCACTGTTAAATGCATCACGATATCTCCAACCTAGGCTAACACCAACTGGGCCTTGTTTAACTGCTACTCCTGGCTCGATTGAGTAATAAGAGAAGTCTGTGGTATTAGTGAACTTCTCGCCTACTGCGCCACGAACATAGGCAGAAACTGGACCTGCTACATTAGCTGAAGCTGTCAGACCGGTTTCTAAACGTGTTGATAGAGCGTTAGTTCCATCAGTTTGTTTATTTTGAAATTTAGCATCTAGTTTGATTCCAGGTGCTACATTTCCTGCCACTGTAAGGGTGTAACCGTTTGCGTCAGAACCACCGTTTACACCATTATAGTCTTTATACTCTAGACCCATTTCTGCAGCCGAAGCCACTGTTGCAGCCAAAACTAAGGCTGTTGCTAATGCAATTTTCTTCATTTAAATTTCCTTATGTGTTCACTGTGTGTGATGTGTTTCTGTAGTTCTACGGAAAACACACAGCTTAGAGAAGTATATAGTGAAAATACTAAGAAGTCAATAAAAAAGTGGCCCGAAGGCCACTTTTACTATTTTGGGTAAGAAGGTATAGCTACCCCCGACTTGCAGTTTCTTAGGCTGCTAGTGCAACACGACCACCCACAGTGTTACCTGTGAAGCTTAGTGCTGCGAAGTCAAATGCGTCTTCGTTTGCATTTATAGGTTTTGCTTGATTTACGGTCATCGCCTACCGTGTTGCCGTCTCTACTATCTCACGCTGTCGAAACCTTGTCAGGCCCCTCAAAAGAACTCTTTAGTATAGTCTATAGCACTTGTCTGTCTCTATACAGGGTGAAGAATTCTTTTGGTGGACCTGGGCGGAATCGAACCGCCGTCCAACATGCCTTCGCTTTGAAGGAATTACAACAATACTGTTATTTAACTATCATTCGTCATCGTCGTCAAGATCCTCATCTTCCCAAATCGTGCCTTTCTGATCGTATCGCTGATAGTAGACCTCGTTTGGTTTGAGTATGCGCCACGAGTTTGGATACTTTAACGCTGCCAAAGTGGCTTCCTCTTTCTTTAGTAGATCGCAGATCACGTAACTAGTTCCACACGAACCTTCTACATTTTTAAAAGGACTGTGCTTGAACTCGTTGCCAGCCAATGCTGTGTGCATCTTGGATCCCCAAGAGAACATGATCCTAGTGATACCCAACTTTTGGTTGCGTAAGCGGATTTTATCAAATACTGAAAGATTACTGATAGTGGCAGAGTTTTCTTCGTCGATTGTCAGCAAACAATCTTTGACTTTGATACTGCCTTTGGTGTGCGAGTTGTCTGGTGTTTCCTTGGTAGTCCAAGGTATCTCGCAGGTTACGTGATCAACGTAAAATGATTCCCCATGTGTTTTTAGGACCCACATAGGTATGGTTTGGTCCTCTAGGTGTTTTTTGTTAAAATGGAACACCACGTCCTTACAAGCATATTCAATCTACGACATTTTATTTTCCTTTAAAAGTAGGGGGCCTTTCACCCCCTAGGTTTTTATTTATTAAAGCGCATCCCAGTAAGTGTAAGTTTTTTCTTTTACCTTAGTAAGGATGAGGCTCGCACCATCCTTGTTAGTAAACACATACTTAGAACCATCTTCATCAATCTTCTTCAACTCTGACGGAGTGAATCGGATGCTCTCCCAATCCCAGCATTCGTCGTCAGTGCCGGCATTTTCGACAACTTTGTAGCTGATTCCAACAGTCTTGTTAAGAGGGTTACCTTCCCACTCTTTTTCTTCCATATTGGTTTGAGCCACTTCCTCACCGTCGAGCATGAGCTTAACAGTGTAACGAGAATTGCTGCTGTATTCCGGCTTAGTATTCAACATCTGCATAGCCTCTTGAGGAGTTTCGTTGTAACGATTCATTTCCTCGACCAACGCTTTGAGCATGTCGAAATTGAATTGATCAAAAGTTCCTGCGATACCTACGATTTTTTCAATATGATCTTTGGCTTTTAGATTGTCTTGGCAGTATTCACGGATGAAGTCTGCATCCAAACCTTTATATTCCAAAGAATAAAAGATACGACCAGGTCGGTTACGCATATGGCTGTTCACACGCCATTTGTCGTTACAGGTGAGAACAAACAACTTTTTAGTTGGATACACTCCGTCGAGCAGAGTCAGCATCAATTCTTGTTCGTGTTCATCGTAGACCTTTTCGTATTCGTCAAAGACTACAACCATAGGCTGCTCGATGCTTTGAATAAAGGCATTAAATGCTTCACCGCACCATGGCTGATTGACAACGATAGTAGGATACCCCCTATCGTAGCCTTTGACCGACAACATCTTAGCCAGCAGAGTCTTTCCGGAACCTTTTTCACCGGTGAGCATCACTCCAGTAGTAGACGGGCGATCTTCAAAAGAGTGAAGGATACGATCGGCACGTTTTAGAGTATCGCCATAGATCTTACCTTTGATTTCAAACTTGTCAATTTGTTCTAGAAACAGTTGACCAGTCATTTCATTTTTCTTAATGACGTAGTTTCCTGCAGGAAGATGCTCATGGATATCCAGTGCTTCTTTTTTAGAAACTGTGTAAGAATTGCCGTGTTTAACAAAATAAGTCATTACGCTCTTTCAAGATTAATTAAAACAAGCCCTTATTGTATAATAAAACAAAAGGGTCGTCAAGACCCTTTTGGTTAGATTAAGCAAAAATTTCTAACGCTGTGCCACACTCTTGGCAAAACTTGCTGGTAGCTTTATTATGCTTTCCGCAGGTAACACACTTTGGTTTATGTTTGACTGTGATAGGCTTAGGCATAGTGCCGCCGAACAGTTTGAACACCATCGAGTGTTTGACACTTTCCAAGGCACCGACATAGGCAGTGCTGAACTTCTGTGAGCTATGACTACCGGGAACAGTGATACCAACATCAGAAACAGCAGAGGTTGCAGAAGCTGTAACAGAGTTTAAGGTAGCATTTGTGCTATAAGAAACATCCATGCCACGCATAATTCCGCCTTGTGGATAAATGCCTCCGGATATTTGGCTAGTGTTCCAAACGATAGGACGAGGTGGTTGTTCAAATTGAAATTCGATCCTTACCAACCCATCTTCAATACCGATTCCTCTGTGTTGTTCTACTGCGCCTGTGCGTTCAATGAATTTAAAACGATTACCTTCGGAAAGATTGCCGTTTTTAATCCAACGCTCTAAGTCGACTTCTCGACCCGGGTCTACGACCAATCCGCCAGGAACGGCATTCTCTCCGTCGATAAAGACATTGACTACTGCACGAGTGGTATTGAGATTTTTTAGTAGGACAGTATATTCACTGCCAAATGGAATGTGAACTGTATCTTTGAATTCACGTAGGACTTTGCCGTCTACTTTGATTGCCGCGGCGAGCTTTGATTCATACATCATGTTTTCTCCTTGTTACGGTCTACACTCTAAAGACCTAAAATTTAAAGAGTGTTGGTTTTATAGCACCTGCTACAAATTTATTTATTCTTGAATAAAGGCACACCATCAGTTAAATGGCGCACATATTCAAGATCGGGAAATGTCTCTAGTGCGCCACGATGCCGTTCGATTCTCAAATTGCCTTCCTGCTCAATAGCATAGAAAAACATTTCTGTAGCACCTTCTTCTATCTGTGATTTGAAGTATTCGTTATACATTGTTTAATCCAATACGGCTATAGCCTAACTTTGATTTAATTTCTTTTTGTTCAGCACGTTTGATGGCTTTGGTCATTTCATATTCATAGCCGCGAAATGCTTCGTCCATATCACTGTCGCTTTTAACAGCACCCCAAATATCGGAAACACCTAGTCCGTCTTTGTAGAGACGCTGTCCAATCTTAAATGGGTTGTATTTTTTATTCATCTAGATATTCTTCAATAAACGGTTCTTCTCCGGGGAGATAATGCACATCATACATCTTCCCACCTAGATTGTATTCAACGCAAAAGCTACGCTGATTGTTAGTTTCTCTAACAGGCTCAGCCATCTGCAACATCAACCAAACCTTGTCGTGTTCTTCGCCGAGAAGAATTCTCTTAGGAGGACCCATAATTTTACGGATCCAGGCTTCTACTTCTTCTTTGGTGTTAAACAGCATTTCTATTCTTCCAAAACGCCTTAGCTTCGTCGCTTTGTTCATCGCTAGGAACTAATGTTCCATTAATTTCACTTTGAACAATATCATACATTATTGTAGCAATCCCTTTGCGTTTATATCCACCAACAACTTCAATATGATGCGGATACCAAGTATTGTGCTTGCCCATTTTGAAAACAGCAGTAGAGACTTTTTTGGATCTTATTTTGTTTTCAATTACAGAAACAGTAAATGTTAGACTACAGGGATTTTTTGTATAATCAAACACTACTTGTTTTTGTTTCTTTAATAATGAACAAGTGACAAAATGTTCAGACATCAGTGAAGATAAAAGTTTTCTGTTTTTTCTTCGTCTTTGGATTTATCTCTTGTTAGATAGAAGTATCCAAAAACAATCCAGAAAATTAAAAATGAAATGTAACCTACCATTGTGTATCCTTTGGTGCGCTAGATGGGAATTGAACCCACTACTCGGAGTTTTAGAGGCTCCTGCTTGACCGGTCAGCTTCTAGCGCATTAACTTCTATTATACTTCTTTTTTAGACAATGTCAACAATTTAGAATGCAGGATCATATTTTCAGTTACCAATTTAGTTATAGTAGCTAAAAGTATTAATCTATCTGCATCGTTGATATCATCTTTATCGAATTGGTCTAATATACTAGTGCCGATCATGCGCATGGCCTGTTCTTGACCTTCCTTGAACACACCCCAATCGATAGGATCACCTTCTTCGTGAGCAAAGGCGATATCGATTAATTCGTCTAAGGTTATTTTAGCCATCCTATCCTCTTGTTGTTGTCTTTTCTATGTTGATATTCTTCTAAGCTTCCAGGAAATCTCCACGCCCATATAGCGACTAATAGCATAGATATTCCACTGTAGATTACAGCTTTTATGTTATATGTGGTGAACCAAAGGATTACAAGACTAGATGACATAACCAATATCATTAGGTATTTGCCTTTGGTTGGGAAGACTTTCTTCTGTGTCCAATTCGTAAGGAACGGACCAAACCTAGGATGGTTGTATAACCAATCGTGCATTTTTGGTGAGCTCTTAGCAAAACAGTAGGCTGCAAATACTAAGAATATACTAAAGGGGATTCCGGGAGTGACTATGCCAATATAGGCCATACCTAAACTCAAGAATCCTAAAATTTTCCATAAAAGTTTTTTCATTATACTACTTTAATGTTTGAACTGCCAGCGGCTCCGCTATAGGTAACAGGCTTATCATACGCAGCCGGGACAGTCCATGCTCGACTAACTGATACCACAGGCATGCCGCCTGCTCTAAATCCGACTTCATTTAAGTTATCTGCTTGATTACCACCAGCAATAAGAATACTGCCGTTAGCTGGATTATAACCCCTAAAGAAACCGATATGGCCGCCACCTTGCCTAGAAAATACTACAATATCGTTTAGCCTCCATTTGGACTTATCGCCTACAGGAACAACGGTTCCAAAACCTCTATACGCCAAACTACTCAATGTTTTTAATGCAGCTACACCCGATGACTTCAATACTGAACCAGCAAATGCCGCACACCAAGGAGTCTTATCGTCACTGAGATTAAACCCGACTGATTTATAACATCCGATGATACATACATTCTTTCCGTTTTCTTTCCACTTGCCTGCTCGAGCCTCTGCCAGTGCAGAATCTATATTTTTTGCTAATACAGCAAAGATATCATTAGGATTGGCACCCGGATCTAATTTGACAGCAAAGCCGCCTGCACTACTATATGCTCCAGCGGCATCTGGTTTAACTTTTTCTACAGGACCTACCTGAGGAACTTCGCCGCGACCGGCTAGTCCTACTTCAGCCTCAGCTGCTGAGGTTGCGGCTGCGCCGGATGTTGCTACAGCTTCTGATTGCTCTACAGAAAGAGATACAGTAACCGCCTCTGGACTACCGACAGCCGGGCTCGGACTAGGTTCTTCCCATAAAGCAATTAATTTCTTGTTTGCATATACATTCGTGGCATGATATACATCACTTATTCCACTAGGTCCCGGGATAAAAGGCATCTATTTCTCCTTAAGCTAGAGCAATACCTGTAGTTGACTGAACGAATTGATCAGCAAACTGTTTATCTGTGGCTTCTGCTACAGTCACCGTGGTTTTAAGCAGTTTAATTTCTTTATCAGGGCTTACAGTAAACAGATAGGGCATCAGTCCGGGTCCTTTTGCACCCATGCCAATAACCATCGGCTTACTTAACTTGTAATATGTAGCTGTTTCTTCTGCGAGTTTAGCGACTAACTCTTCGCCACTGGTTAGTTTGAGAGTTATCACCTCTCCTACTGATACACCTTTATCAATTAACATCTTTTAATCTCTCTCTTAATTCTGTAAATCCGCCGACTAATTCTCCATCTAAAAAGATCTGCGGAACTGTTCGTGCTGTGGGAACGGCTTCTAAAAGATCTTCTCTTGAATAACCATCACCGATTTTCTTTTCTTCAAATTGTATGCCCTTTTGTGTTAACAATGCTTTAGCTTGATCACAATAAGGACAATGATACTTACTCCATACTATCGCTTTCATTTATTTCCTTTCAACCTGTAAAGACCACCGAACCGTTCTTATCTGTGACTCTGACCATCAACATGCCTTTGTTTTTATAACTTAGGGCTGATGCCATGGCAGATTCTTCATTACCATAGTGTCCTATGGTTGTCCAAGATTCGTAGGGCGAGTGTCTTTTAAATTGTGCTTTATACATATTGTTTATTATATAGTCGGCAAATCTTCGTAGTCAAGATTGTCGCTCATAACTCCAATTACATAGTTGGTGCTTTCATTCTCTTGTAGAGCTGTTTGTTTCTTATGAGTGTCGCTATGTTTGTTGAACCAAGGAATTGGAGTAGTTTTCGGAGCAGGATGCCCATACTTGATGCCAATTTCTTTCAACGCCGTAGCGGCTGTATAATCAACAAAATCTTTAAGGATATTGGAATTTAGTCCAATCACTGTTCCTTTCTTGAACAAATAATCGGCCCATTCTTTTTCTTCACGGATAACATCCATATACATTTGGTATACTTCTGCTTCACATTTTTCTTTGGCTTTGACAAATCTAGGATCTTCCTTGACCACTTGATTAATCAGGTAGGCTGTCCAACCTTTGTGTAGCAGCTCGTCTTGTAGGATTAGGCTGATAATGTTGCCATTACCAATAAAGATCTTGTTCTCAACCATCGCTAGACTTGTAGCAAATGAAACCATAAAGCGGAAAGCTTCTAGAGCATATGAGGCATTCAGTGCCAACCAGATTGCCTTGATATGCGCTTCCTCTCCTGCCATTTGTGCGTCAATTTCTTTATAGCAGTTGATCTTATGTAGATCATCGTAATACTTGCCAACACTTGATGCCATATCTACAATCTCTTTAGTGTCGTGAATAGTGTTGAACACTTCCTTGGGCACATTATAAATGTTACGGATAATGTGGCTGTATGAGCGACTGTGGATATTGGTTTCAAAGAAACTCCAGTTATAGACCAGTGCTTCTAGTTCTGGTAGGCTTACGACCGGAGTAAAGATTTGACTTGGGCCGCGGCCTTGCAGACTGTCAAGAGCAGTTTGCCTAAGCAGGTTACTAGTGAAGATATGTTTAACTGCATCCGATGCATCCTTAAAATCTTGTGCGTCTTTGGTTAGACTGATCTCTTCCGGAACCCAAAAGAAACCACGTGCGGTGGTTTCAAAGTTTTGGATCTTTGGATATTTTACTTCTTCAAATCGTTGGATAGTAACTGGTCCAGCCGGATCAAGAAACATTTTACGACTAAGATAATCTGTGTTACGTTTTAAATTATACTGTGATGAACTCATAGTTTACATGCCTCGCAATCTTCTTCTATACTAGTTTCTACTTCCCTTTCATGGAATCCGTTATAATGCACTTCGGGAGTTTTATCTTCATGTTTGGCTCCTGCTTTATTGATCAAACTGTAATAGAAAGTTTTGATACCCCACATATGAGCCTGCATTAAGTTTTTAGCGATTAATGTCGTTGGAACTTTACGTTCTGGAAAATGTGCCGGATTATAGAAAGTGTTTGTTGAAATACTTTGATCAACATAGGCTGCTAATACTGCGGCGGTCTTGATATACCCGTCGCAGTCTTTTTGTTCCCACATCAATTGATATTTGTTTTTCAATCTATTGTATTCGGGAACTACCTGTGTAAACGATCCTGCTTTTGATTCTTTGGTAGAAATCAAACTCATAGGCATTTCGATGCCATTAGTTGAATTGATAACAACAGAACTAGATTCAACTGGAGCGATAGCCATCAATGTAGCATTTCGAACTCCGTGCTCTTTCATTTCTTTCCTAAGAGATTCCCAATCAAGTTCAGGATTGAAGTTTGTAAGTTGATCGACTCCTTTGGCTCTGAGCTCCCAAGGGAAGATTCCCTGTCCGTATCTTGTTCTGTCTGAATCTTTACACTTGCCTCGCTCTTTTGCAAGTTCGACACTGGCTTCAGTGAGATAGAAGGCCTGATGTTCCATCCAACTTTTAACTTCCGATAGTGCGTCTTTGTCGCCATATTTTATTCCTCTCTTAGCATGCCAATAGGCAAGGTTAGTAACACCGATACCTAACGGCTGTATCTCGTCATTAGACAATTTACTTTGAATTGACAAGAAGTCTTGGTAGTCAAGGATGTTACACAGGCTACGCTGTAGAATCCTGCAGGCTCTACGCATGTCCTCTGGATTTCGGAACGATCCCCAGTTGATAGATCCCAGTGTGCATAACGCTATGCGACCACTATCGTCGTCAAGTCGTTTAAAGGGACGTGTGGGCAATAGAATCTCACAGCACAGGTTACTCTGATATATCGTATGATATTCAGGATCAAATGGTCCTTGATTGATAACATTATCAATAAACACCAAATAGATACGACCTGTATCCGTGCGTTCTTTCAGTATACCACCCTTGAAAACTTCTTCAGCACTCATTACCTTTTTGCGTAGGTCTTTGCGCTTTTCATATTTGACATACAGATCTTCGAACAGGTCTGTATCTTTATAGAAGGCTTCGTAAAGATCAGGAACTTCGTTAGGATCAAAGAACGTAATATGTTCCTTATTTTTAAACCTACGCCAAAAGAACGCTGATAATACAACTCCGTAGTCCATGTGTCGGACACGAGTTTCTTCAGTTCCTTGATTGTTCTTAAGAACAATGAGGTCATCAAACTGATGATGCCAAATAGGATAAAACACTGTAGCACTAGCGTTTCTAATACCACCTTGTGAGCAAGAACGTAAGTCACCGAACCACTTCTTTAAAAAAGGAATCATGCCAGTGTGCATGATTTCACCACCCCGGATAGGACTACCTAATGATCTTAGACGTCCAATCTCTAAACCAATGCCAGCACGTTTGCTAGCATACTTGGCCATCATCTCCCCACTAGCAAATATGCTATCCAGATCGTCGTCACTACGGATAAGAACACAACTAGAAAACTGTTTAGTAGGAGTCCCAAGCCCTGCCAACACAGGAGTAGCAAGAGTAAACAGACCATCTGAAGCCGCGTTGTAATACTCTTTGATGTAACGCATACGGGCTGCATTAGGTTCTTCTTTATGGAATACAGTCGCGGCAGCAACCATGTAACGAATCTGTGGTGTTTCATAGATCTCCTTTGTAGCTCGGTTACGCACGAGATACTTTTCGATCAATTGTTCAATGGCTGCGTAACTGTATTGCTCGTCTTTTTCATGATCGAGCATGTCATTCATCTTATTCCAATCTTCTTCACTATACCATTCTAAAAGCTCAGGAGTGTATAGGCCAACACTGACATTTTTCTTTACGATTTCATATAGGTGGGGAGGCTCGTATTGACCATATACGTCCTTGCGAAGCATACTTAATCTTTGCTTACCTGCTACGAATTGATAATTAGTGTGTCCGATATCCGGATTGGCTTCAACATCGATAAGATCAACTATCGCTCTTAGTGTGATTCCGTCGATGTCTTCGGTAGTGATGCCATCATAAAAATGCAACTGTGCTTTGATTTCTATCATCGATTGGCTAACATCTGCAATACCTTTACAAACTTTCGCCACCTGTGCCTGCCATTTCTCGATCATTAACGGCTCTTTCTGTCCGCTTCTTTTTATTACTGTAATTGTCATTGTGCGTCTCTAATTTAATCTTGGTCTGATATTTATAAGCTATCTGGTTTCGACCATAACAGCTTGGTTTTGATATTTGAAATTGCTTGATAGTCAACAACTGTGCGATATTCAAAATTGAGAACGTGTGCGTTATCTACAATTAAAAAATATCTAGGTTGTGTTTCTTCCGGAAGCATAGACATATGTATCTCGCAATTGACGTCCATAAACCGACGTGTTAATTTAATAGTATACAGCATTCCGAGGCTTATTGCAAGCTCGTCGAGGCGAGAATCTAATACCAAATGCCATGGATCGGGCCATTCGGAGGGATTATTTGGATCGAGGTAAGGACTAACGAATGGTGCTGGACTCCAAAACTCTGCGACTTCTTCGTAAGGGTTTTGGCTTTCTTCTAGTTGTTCTCTAAATTCTTTCCAGCTTGCTAGTCTTTCGGGGCCGTGTTTATCAAACACCGTAGGTCACATCGAATGAGATGTTACCTGTGGCTCCATTACCAACCGGATTCTTATAACTTAGCACCACAGTTTCGACTCCAGAGTCAACGTCGTTGTCTCTGATCTCTGCTGAAAATTCAAATTGGGTCATAATCATTCCTCCGATTGATGTTGATGATGTTGAACTGTATGTATAATTGTCTGCGAGATTCACCGCAGTAAAGTCTTCATCTATAGTCATTATCAACTGTCCGATACGTGTATGGCTAGATAGAGTAAGGACATAGTTAATCACTGCATATCTGTTCAGTGCAGAAAATACTGCCACTGGTCTAAAGCTGTCTGAAAGATAGATCTGTGAAAAATTTCTATCAACGAACTCGGCTTTGTCTACATTATATGCTTCGCTGACTGCATTAACAGTATTCACTGATACGATACCAGCGGCCTGTTGTCTATCACTTGAACAATCTATTAAAATGTTTCCAGTCTTTTCGCCGAAGTATACTATTGGGTGAGATGGATCGGATGCTGTTGCAGTTTCGTTTCCGCAGTTTTTAAATCTAGATCTAGAAATTATAGTTTTTCTTCCTGCGATTGATCTAACAGCCTGTGTGGCTACTTCTTCAAAATCACAGTCGTTGATATACCATTTGTTATCCTGTCCATTGACTCCGTCAATGTAGATAGCCGTATGATTGACTAAGAATTTACAGCTGACAAAACCCACGATAGTTTCGAACGCCACAGTCTGTGAACATTTTACACTTAGCTCGTTTGAATCAAAGATACAGGATTTAAACTCGACACTATTGACTTTAGTTCCAGCCAATGTGTTCAACCACACAACTGCGGCTGCGGCTGTTGAAAGTGTAACAGTATCTCCTAAACGATATTCTCCTTTGAATCTTACTCCGTCTAGTTTACTATTTGCTAGTCCAGATAGAATTAGAGAACCGCTCGATCTTAAGATAGTGATATTTGAAATTTCTACATTCTGAGGACGATTAGAACTATCAAAGCCAGCTAATTCTGTTCCGTCGCTGGTAATGAAACGAATATTGTTAGCACCAATGTTGATTACTGCTCCTAACTGTGTCTCGCCTCTGATGATAGCATTACTTGGTATCGCTAAACTTCCAGAGATTAAATACTCTCCATTAGGAATCATCAATACTTTTTTGTAATTAGAGTTTGCGTTTCTAAATAATTGAGTAAATGCGGTTTGAAAGATTTCTGTGCAGTCTGTAGAACCGTCGCCTATAGCACCAAAGTCGGTGATGCTTACATACTCATCTAGCTTTGATTGTAAGTTTCTTGGGATCGATAATGTTATAGCTGTATCGTTAGAAGCGAACTGATAACTAGATGCCAGATCTAAGATGTTATCGTGTTCTGTGATAATTTTGGTGTTTCCTACATAAGGAGCACCTTCCGCTACAGAACCATTACCAATATAAAGTTCTTGAGTATCAATAGCCCAGGCAAATTCTGCAGAACTAAGCTGCGGAATACCGCTATTTGAATTTTTTTGTCCTCTGCGGACTTGTATTTTAGATATCTGAACGACAGCCATAGATAATTTCCCGTTATAGGGTATTTATCTTAATGAGTTGTAGTATTCTTCTACCTTTTCTAACCAGAGGTCTTGATATTTGTTGAAATCGCTGGGCCATAGATCAAACTGCTGATATTCGCAAGCCCTAGAGCACATAAACACATGGCCCTCACGGATGTCTGTGCCGTAGACTTCATTATGTGCTAATATATAAGCCACTAACTGTAAAAAGTAATCTTCGACCCATTCTGCTTTCTTAGGTTTGTTAGTTTGCTTATAATCACAAACACTAGGATTGCCTTTATAAACCGCCACTAGATCAGTAGTTCCGGAATAAAGTCCAGGAAAGTATAGGCTCTGCTCCATAGCCCATACTTCGTTAACATCTGATAGACCGTTCTTGATTATCTCGTCAGCCATTTTGTTTGCTTGGACATGAACAGGATTATTGCCGGGCTGTCTTTGTATACCTGCAATAAATCTTTCTAGGTTACTGTGCATGGCTGTGCCTACGCCGGCAGCTTCAGTTGTGATCTGTTTGGCCTTTTCTTCTCCTATTCGTTTCTTCCACTCATTTAAATGAGTCATATCCTTAGTTGCTGAAAGGATAGTTGTTACGCTGGGAAGGCTTTCACCGTCTGGTGTTAGATATACACGTTTGCGTGTTACGGGATCGTTGATCTGTTGACAGTTCTTATATTGGAACTTTTCAACAAATGGGGGCGGAGTAAGTTGTATTGTCATATTCTGTATATATTAACAGAATATTTTAAAGATGTCAAACCTGGGGAGTTGCTGTGGCCTGTGCTAGTTGAGCAGGTGCTGCTGAAGCTGCGATTTTATCTACAGTTTGGGCACTGTCTTTGCCGCCGTTTGGAATTGGCTCGTTAGCATCACCGGGTTCTTCTGCGCCAGGGACATTCAATTCGATTCCATTCTTATCAAAGTTTTTAACCAAACCTTGAATAGTAGGATTTGAGTCATACATGGATTTAAATGTTTCGTAGTCGGCAGCGAATTCAAATCCGGCATTAGCTGAGATATTTTGTAATGCATTCCAATTTAATTTACTTGGTGCTTTTTTAGATGATGCTCGACCTATATGATTTTTTAAAATCATAACGAACTTGTCTAGTCCTGCATCGTCACCTGCGAATTCAAAAAATCTCATCCTAGTTCTGCCAATTGTTTTTGTAGGTCTGCAAGTTCAGCTTGTTTTTCTTTGATAGCATCTTGCACTTGCTTTTTCTGCTCTTGCTGATCTTTTGCTGCTGCTGCCGCTTGTGCTGGATCTATACCTTGTAAAGTTTGTGCTGCTTGACCAACACCTTGTCCAACAGCATTGCCTGCTGATTTTACCGCACTAACTGCTCCTGGTGCGACGGCTTTAACAGCCGAACCAACCCCACGTGCTAGTGCGGCGCCACCTCTTACTGCGGCGCCACCGACTGCTGCGGCACCTCTAGCTATTGCCCCGGCACCCGCAGCGATAGCTGGAAGTATTTCATCAAGCTGAGCGTCGTGCTCTTTTAAATCTGAAAGTTTCATTAGCCTGCTAGAACTTTTAATAGACGGTTGCTGCGATCAATGCTTTCGCGTTGCTCACGACCTGCGGCTTCTAAACCACCTGCGGCTGCATCGGCTGCACCGAACTCATCATCTCCACCTTCTTCTGGTGCGCCCATCTCATCACCAGTGTTCATCATATCTGGCTCAGCAGCGCCTAGTTCATCACCGCCTTCAGCACCTGGTTCAGCACCTAGCATTTCTGCTCCTTGCTCTTCGCCAGTTAGTGTTCTAACACCTGTGGCTAGAGTTTCACGTGTCTGCTTTAGATTTTCTAGAGCTTGCTGGATAGCAGGCGCTGTTGCAGAAATAAAACTCTTGGCTAGATCTTGTCCCATCTCATCACGGATCTGATCACCTAATTGTAGAAGTGTGTCGTTTTCCATGCCAGATAGTTCTTCAATCCAACGGCTAACTCTGTCGACCATTGTTTTTGCTGTGACGATTGCACTGGCCTGTTGCACTTCGCCTTCTCTTAGTGTAGTCATATCTTCTCCTGATTCAATTGACTCGTTTTTCTCTTTGTTGTGTTGCTTCCATGC